AGGCGTTACTTTTACCATCAATCGAGGTCACGGTCAAGTCCACGAAGACACTCTCGCCAGCTTCGTCATGTTCATAAGGATCAGGGGCTTCCACACCCTTAATGCACCTGGCAATAGCTACCCCAGCTACCTCATCACCATCCTTGGCTACCCCAACCAGGCCACGCTCGGAGTGCCAATCAAACCATTCCCTAAAATTGGGCCACATGGATTCAGGAACGCCGGAAGCCTCAATAAACTCCACAGCCGTCACAGTGTCTTCTGCACCTCTATGGTGTCCGGGTTGGCAGCAGCCGTGATCTGGCGGATGGCAAGCTTGTTGGCGGCACTGGTGATCTTGATATTCAACAAGCGCCATTTCTGGTACGCCCGAAGATCGCTGGCAATCCTTTTCTTAACCGAGGATGGCAACTGAGCTGGAAGGACAAATGGCAGGGTCAGCACAGCGCTTGATACATTTAGGTTTGGCTGAACATCAATATCTCCAACATCACTATCCCGCTGGATTGAGATTGTCGTGTCTGTTGAGAATGAATCGTCGAAGACTACCTCAAAATGGCTTCCGTGCTTTTCGGCAAAAGGATCTCCAAAATTAAAGTCTTTAGTGCGTACATAGGACTCATAATCCACTCCGGCATCCTGATAGTCTGCGGTCGTAACCTGGGCCGGTGTCTTATATCCGCTGTACTTCTGGATCTGGCCGGTTGTCGATTTCATCATTAACCGAAGCCCTTCATCCTGAAAATTGCTTAACGCAAACTGCATCACATTTGGAGTCCAGGTACCTTCAAACGCCCCAAGCACCGTGTTGTACACGATAATAGTGTCGTTGAAGTCGTTGGAGCCGGTGGGGACGGAGAGAAAGTAACGGTTGTCGTAGAAAGCCGCCGTGCTGATCCCAATTTCGGCCACGTTGATTTCTTGAATTACATCCTTGATGACCTCGGAGATGGGCAGTCCTACCGAAGTAAAGTCGTCCGCCGCAGACCGAACCAGTGACCGAATGCCGTCATCGGACAGGAAGAATATGTCGGAATTGACCTGCACGGCTGAACCTTCAGCCACGCAGCCGGTATTGTTGGAAATAAGCTGGATAACCCAATCCGCAGCGCTGGTCATGTCGGGTGGGATCGTCACCTGAAATATGCGCCGCTTCTTGAAGACGATGATTCGGTTCTCGTAGTACGGAACAATGGCCGTGATCTCGTCTCCGTCGTCGGCGTTAATAATTGCGCTATTCGCCGCATCCCAAATGGATGCATCCAGAATGTCGGAGGCGTAAAGCGTGTTTCGGTTTCCGGCTGATCCAACGCCGAATAGGCGGTTGCCGGTATTGATTAAGAGCCTGAGATTTATGGGGGGAGGGCTGACCGTGGCGGTTGCAGTCGCCCCAGATCCGTTGCCAATAATGGTCACGGTCGGAGCGCCAGAGTACCCAGATCCACCGTCCACCACGGTAACGCTGGTGACAGCCCCACCGGCAACCTGCGTCACAAGGGTTGGCAACGTACCGCCCCAATCCGGCCCGGTCACAATGGCGGTTGCGCTTGTATAGCCAGTTCCGCCAGTCGAGATGGTGATCGCCCGAACCTTTCCACCCTGCCGTGTGGCGATGTCGCCGTCGTAATAGTACAGCGGACCATCCGCATCGGCCAGATACATCTTGTCGTTGAACTGCGCCATGCTGACTTTGGTGTCAAATGCCGTCGAGAAGCCGTCCGACCACTGCTGGTTCTCATTATCCCAAGTGCGGGTTGCGCCGGTAAAGCTGTTCCAGATTTCGTCGGCAGGATGCAGAGTTGCGCTTCCGTTTGAGTTTATGCTGTAAAGCCGTCCTTGCGTTACGGTTACAAGATCCTCATTTTGAGCCGTGTCATAGTACCGCATCCCGCCAATCGAGCCTTCTTGGCTGGTCGCCGTGGTGTTGAAGTTGGTAACGCCACGCCGAGTCTCAAGGCTGCCCTTTGGCGACAGGGTCATATTGACCAACTGCTGAACCTGGTTCTCGGCCAATAGGTCTGATTGCAAACCGCTGGCTTGACCACCCGCAAAACTGCGGATGCCGTCAAACGCCAATAGGTCGTCGAGGTTGTCCGAGTAGTATGGCATTAGGAAGCGGTGATTTCTTCGTTGGTGAGGTCGCCCAGGCTGGACGGCGTGATCTGCTTGATTCCGCCAACCTGCGAAAGCTCGTAGTTAGCCATCGCCGCAAGGTCGGCATTGGCGGTCTGCACGACCGACTGCGCCTTGGCGTACTGACGTTCACGCTCCAGGGCATCGGCATGGGTCAGGGAAAGCACGACCTGGTGAACGTGGGGTAGGCGAAGCTCGTCATCCAACGCCTGCGTGGTCGGCGGGAAATCAACAATAAGGTTTGTCCTGGTAAGGCATTTTAGCTTTTCCACCACCCGCAGGCTTATCGTCCCAGCAGTCTCCAATCGCGGATACAGATCAAGCTGTGCAATTCCGCCCGTATTGCGGCCAGTAAAGTGATACAGCACCGGAGTACCCGTGCGGGTGTCTTCGAGCAGATCAGCGTCTTGGCTGATGATGGTGGCAAGATCGATGGGTTCAACTTCGGATTGGTCATAGGATACGGAGAGCGGTGTCTCCACGTTGGTTCCAAGGGTGATGGTGCGGTCGGTTCCGACAGAATAGGTGGAACTGGTAACAGTTTCGCGCCAAGGGGCAAAGTTCCAGACCCGGCGATAAGCCAAGCTTGCGGCTTTCTGGAGGAACAACAAGGTGTCTGAGTCGGTCTTGCCGACTTTCTCACCTGCGTATTGGGCTATTTCAGATAGGGTCATTTACTGGCTCCAGGTTAAACCTCTCAAAAACTTCTCCATCAATCTCCTCCGTGTAGGCACCCGTGACTCGATAGCCTTCCGGAACGCTGGCTGGAGTATAAGGCTTAATGCCAGCTTGGGCAAGTTGCTCTTTGCTCCAGCACCAAAAAATGCTTGCAGGATGGTTGACATCTCCGATTCGAATGCCCTGGGGTTGACGAATGATGTTATTTTCAGATGTTATCCACATATTGTCTCCTATCTTGCTCTGGCGTATTTGAATGGTGACTCGGCGAATGCGGCGAAAATAAATGTTACTCCAGATTGATTTGAATCAAGATTTGTTGATCTCAGCTTAAATCCATTTGACAAAATATCCATTGTATTAAAGGTCACTCCACCAATGCTGCTTCCGTTTTCTTCTTGAGAATTATTTGGTGCAAGTTTTAAGGTAACAAGATTTTCAGTGCTTCTTGCTGTATCATAAATTATCCAAGCAAGACTACTTTGAGTTGTCTTTATCATTACAAATCTCGGCCTAAATCCGCAATATACAAATGGACCATCTGCCGCGCCATTCCCTGTGTAAGTTCCAAATTTACTAAATCCATCAACTTCGGCAAATAGATAGGCGATGTATGTGTCTGCGTTTGCATTAACAGCTACATTTGTTCCAACTGAAAACACGCTAGACGTTGGGCTGGTTGAGTTCCAGTAGTCTGCTCCAGCGGCTGTTGATGATGTAGAATTTAGCTGAAGATATGTAGTATTTGCAATAGACGTATGCCACACAGGCCAGCCTTGGTCTGCTCCAGCCGTTGTTCTGGCTTTAACAATAACCATCTTTGGGGCAACGCCTAATGTGTGCGCAATAGTTCTATTTGCTCCATTGCCAGTATATGTAGAAATTGTAAATCCATCTTGCGTGGATTGATCCCAAGCCCAAGCCACATACTGCGTTCCAGTAGTATTTACAAGCGTACTTGTTGAAATTGTAAATCCGTTTGAACCAAACGCAGTAAGTCCGCTTGAGCTTGTGATTTGATCTCCAGTTGTGTCGCTGGAAAGCTGTGATTGAGTTCCCCTGGTTGTATCGTAAATAGCGTGGCTTGTCGCTCCACCGCGATTCTTAATCCACACCAGATCTGGGCTGAAGCCAAGGCTGCTGATGGAGTTGGATGCGCCGGTTCCGGTGTAGGCCAAGGCATCCATATACTTGCTCGGCTTCTGGATTGTCGGCGTTGCTAGGTTCTGGGTGCATAGAGCCTTGAAGCCGGTTGGGGCGGCGTAGGCGAATGGGCGTTGGCCGAAGTTTGGTTGCCATCTATTTGATGACGCATAACTAAAAACTGCTGGTATAAGCTCGCCTGTAAATGCCATTGTTCCGCTTGCAACTGAAGTGTTGTTTTTTCTTATATTGTAACTTCCTGTGGTAAAATCTATTGAAACACTTGCAACATCACCAGATCCAAAGCCAGTTGTTGCGCTTGAGCCTGATGCAAAATTATACGCCCAACCAGAATCTCCAATGCCGATAACGCTTGATGTGTATGATATGTGACTTGAACCTGCCGCTACAACTGTTGATGGTTTAATGAATCCTATGAAAGAATAAACATTTCCCTCCGTATTTCCAACACTTGCTCCAAAATGAGTTGCCTCAATATACCATTTTCCAGACGAAACAGCTATTGTTCCGCCAGCAAACCTCCACGCAGATGGTCCATAAAAATCAATGTTACCATCAACCATTGTTCCTCCATTGTTTGACAACGGGTTCAGCGTGCAATAATTCCCCCCTACCTCCCCACCCAATCCAGTATCCGTCCCATAATTCGTAGGAGAATCCACAAGGCTGTCATTGCCAGCACCAGCCGTTACGGAAAAGTTATTCGGAGTCCAGTTGTTGCCGTTACCGCTTGAGTCCTTTCCAAGCGTTGTAGCTGTCGTTCCGCTATTGTCGGCAAACTTCAAATAAAACCCATTCGTCCCATACGTTCCGCTATACGCCTTGGCCTTCCAGCGGCCCGTGATGGAATCTGTTTCGCCGAAGGAAGATGGGGTTAGGGCTTGGCCGTCAATGAAGTTTATTTCGGTCATATAACCGCTAAAATAATCCCCAGCGTATGTTCCAAGCCTTCCAATTGAAGCCTGTACTGATGCTTGGTTAAATTTACCATCAAGATTTAGACTTGGATATGTTGTAGTTCTAAATGAAGTTACTCTAATACCATTTACATATATTTTAGCCCTATCCGTTGATGTCGATTGTGTTGTGTCAAATTGAGCAACTATATGATACCAAGCAGAAGCATCCCTAAATAAATCAGATGTTTCAATAAGCCAATCCCATCCACTTGCACCATAATCTCCAAATGTTATAAAATCAGAATTAAATCTAAAATATAAGCCATTCGTTCCAGATGGAGCTACCGCACTACCAATAATATCCCCAGCAATTGATGATCCAATTGACGATCTTTTAATCCATGCGCTAAACGTCCAAGTCTTCCTATTCCCAGCACTACTTGGAGTCCGATTCAAATACGCCGAATCAGCCGAATTAAACCGCAAACTCCTCTCGATGCGGTAGGTGTCGGAGTCGCCTTGGGCTCCCAGCAGGCCGTTTGGATGGACAGGCCAGGGCATTGGAGTTTACGAAAAGTTCTGGCTTGCTACGCCGTAAAGTACTGTCCCATTGGAAACAAAAGAGAGAACGTCAACCTGCGATGATCCGGTTGAAAGGGATGGGGCAAAACCTCCTGGGAATTTGTAGGCCGTGCTGTAAGAAAGCGTGTTTGAACCACCAGTTCCCTGGGTAACGATGAGGACATAGGTTGCTCCAGCCTGCGGATTGGTTGGCGTGTTCATGGTTGAATTGGTTGTCACGGTCAGCGTGGCAACTTGATTCTGGGATAAATCCCAAGGGACAGTTCCGCTTGTGATGGTAAGCGAGGTGGCTGCAAAGTTATGAGCGCGGCTGTATTGTTGCGCCGTGTTTACAACAGCCACGCGGGTTCCGACCGTGGCAGATCCGGTGCTGATGGTAAGGTCTCCAACCAGCGTGGTTGAAAGATTTGTTATTGTTCCTGTTGCAATTGTTCCAGCAGTGCTGTTGATTGCGCCTGAGAAAGTTCCGGTGGAGCTATTCAATAGGCCGCTGAATGTTCCTCCGGTGATCGTAGCAGTGCTTGATGTAAGTGTCTGGATCGTTCCGCTGGTGATGTTTGCCGCAGTGGATGTCGTGGTTCCAGCGGTTAGTGTCGGGATGGTTCCAATTGTGATGCTGGCCGTGCCGGAAGTAAGGCTAGGGATCGTGCCGGTCGTGATCGAGGCATTGGTGGAAACAATCCGAGTGCCAGTGGATGTGCCGTAGGAAATATTATTGATATTGGCGTTGGTATATGTGCTGATCGTCAGCGCATCCTCGAACAGCTCGTTGACCGTAACAGCGCGAGGCGCGTCGCCAGCGGTCAAGTCCGCATCCGCAATCAGTAGCTCGTCGGCGGAACCAACCGAGGTCAGGTTGGTCTGATCGGTGATGAGCGCCTGGTAGATGTCAGTGCCGTCAATAAGATTGTGCAGACCAGCGGCAGTCACCGTGCCATTGGTGGCGAAGGTCTGGGAGCGGTTGAATTTGATAGCCATATTAAGCCGTTGTCCTTAGTGCAAGCGCGGAAATTGTTCCAGATGTTATGGTTGAAATAGTTGTGGTTGGATTGAAGATCGTGTACCTGCAAACATCGCTTGCCGCAAAAGAAAATGAAGAAGCAGGATAAGATCCTGTAAATGCAATATTGGTTTGACCAATAACAATATCACCAGCAACCAATCCAGACATTGCAAACGTCCCGGTTGATGCAGATGATGCGGATGTCATGGTACCAAGAGTAACAGCCCCCAGCGTGGCGGTTCCGTAGCTCGCCTGCGTGATGCTTGGTCCGGTTGCGCCAATCCTATATGTACCAGACGTAATCCTGTTTGAAATTGTCGAATTTGTTACGGTTTCGGATGTGGCCACAATCGTTCCAAGCGTTGCCGTTCCGGTCGAAGCCGTGATGCTGGAACCAAACGTGATTGCGCCAAGCTGAAGCGGAATAGTAGCCGTGGAAATTGTGGCCGTGCTTGCGGACAGCGTTCCAATGGTCGCCGTACCTGTGGATGCCGTGACACTGGAACCAAACGTGACCGCGCCAAGCTGGAGGGGGATTGTGGCCGTGCTGATCGTGGCCGTGCTGATCGTGGCAGTAGAAATGGTAGCAGTGCTGGCAGAGAGGGTCCCGATGGTGGCGGTTCCATTGGATGCGGTTAGGCTGGTTCCGAAAGTGACCGCGCCGGACAGAAGGCTGGTTCTATCCACCGCCAAAGAGCCGGTGCTTTGCACGCCGGTGGTGGAAAGGCTGAGAGCCGATGAGGTATTGTCGCCATCTGTGATGACCTGAAGATTTCCATCCAAGCCTCCAAGCCCAAAAGTCTTTAGAAGCTGTGGATAGCTGGTCGAAATGTTCTGTGTACCTAAAGTGGGCATTTATCCTCCGTGGGTGAGCCGGGAGCGGATCGCATCCCAAACCACACTGACTATAGCACCTATGGAGCCTGCCACAAGTAGCATCTTGGTCTTCAAATGCTCAAGGGATGTCACCCTGTTGGACAAGTCGCCAAAGCTGGATAGGGATCGCTCAACCATCCCGATCAGGGTAACTTGACGCTCTTCCATCCGGGCCAGCCGCTCGGACATGGTGCCGAACTTTTCGCGCAGATCATGGATCTCGTCAAGACTCACGACCCCTACCCTCCAGATACTTTAACGCAACGGCCAGATGCACGACAGCATCCACAATCTCGTCCCGATCCCGACCCTCCTCCACAATGCGCTTGATCGAGCGGTTGACGCTCAATAGGTGCTTCACCTTCCCGATGTACTTCGTCTCCCTCGCCACCGTGTTGTTCTCCCCGGCAAACCTCAACGCCTCCTTGAAACAGGCGTACTCCTTTTGCGTCATCAAGAAACGTAAACTCAAATTGGTGAGCCAGATGGCGAGGGTTTTCCACATGGACTAGATGCCCTCCGGCACGGGCGGGGCGAGGAAGCTTACGGCATCGCTCATGTGCTATACTGCTTGGAATAGCTCTCTGCCGCCGAGGCCATGACAAACTGCACATATTCCGCATCCGTGGCGAGCCGCTCATCGGAATCATCAGGCAGGGATGCGTTCCTTGC